CGACAGGATTTGCGCAAGGGACTGTGTTACCGGCGTCTGGGCCTGTTACCCCTTTCCACACATACGCCGGAACTTCCTGAAGAGAAGTCGACACAGACCAGTTCGCAGGCCGGATGTCCGGCGAGAACTGCCCGGGGTCTTGGCCGGCGTCCCCGCCGCCCGGCGTCGTCCGGTAGTTGAACGTCGCGACGATCACCATCCGGCTGTCGCCGTCGTACTGGGCGGAGTAGGACGCGCAGTAGAGGCCGGACTCGGACGGATGCTCTTGGCCGATCTGGACGCCGCAGGTCGCGGCGACGTTGATGTACTCGCCGACGTCCGACTTGACGATCTTGAAGACCCGCGTCGTCGAGGAGGCAACCTGCCCCTCTTCCGACGAGAAGTCGTACTGGACGCCGGCGTAGACCTCTTTCACCATCTTCGGCATGGATCAGCCCTCCGTGATGTCCACGCGGAGGCGGGCGCCGGAGACGCCGATCGCCTTGTATTCGGTGCCGCTTGAGAGCCTCGTGATCGCCGGCTCACCGCCCCGGAGCGTCGCGAAGCCGACGAACGACCCGCCAGCCTCGATGCCGATCTGCACAGTCGACGCCGACGACGTGGCGAGGTTCCGCAGGAACGCCATGCCGGCCGTCGACAGGTTCGCCGTCGAGATGACGGTCGAATTCGTCGTGAGGTCGTAGACGACGCTCTTGTAGCCGGCCTTCGCCATCGAGGCCGTGATCTGGCTGATCTGAATCTGGTTCGACAGGTTGTCCTTGTCGACCTTGAGCGTCATGGAGTAGGTGATGTCTGCCATCGATGGGTTCCTTACTGGGCTACCTGCGGGCCTGCGCGTCCTATCTGCACCAATTCATTGAGCGCCTGCGTCTGCTTCTGAAGTTCCACAAGGTTCACGTCCCTCGCCGGGTCTTCGCCGCGGAGAAGCCTGTTGAGTTCCTGCTGGCCTTGGAGCGTGGATGCGTCGGAGGCTTGCAGGGCGGCACGAGATGGGCCTTGCAGGAGGGCGTTGGCGACCTCGTCGGAGAAGCCAGCGATGAGCGGAGCCTCTTGGCGAATGCGGTCTCCGAGGAATCTGTTGATTGCTTCGTCTCTTGCCCTCACGTCCACCAAGCCCGTTGTCTCTGCCGCTATTTCGCCGAACCGAGCGATGATGTCATTGATGCCCTGTTGAGTCTCCTCGGCGGCACGCTCGCCGGGCGTCATCGCCAACTGGCGGCCACGTTCCGGGTCGCCGAGCAGACGCCGAGCCTCCCTCGCCTCGAAGCCGTTCATCGTCTCGTCGAGGGCCGTCACTTCCGCCTCCAACGAACGGATAGCGTTGTTGAGGTCTTGCTCGGTACGGATGAGAACCGGGTCGGCTGGCGCAGCCCGCAACTGCTGCTGGACGGTTTCCCGCTGGAACTGGAGGTCGCGGAGCCTTGCTTGCTGGAATCCTGCGGCGGACCCGATCCGATCGATGGCGTCCTGCGTCCTGCCGATGACTGCTTCTATCTGCCTCGACGGGTTGAGCGTTCGCTCGCGCCGCAGGCGGTCTGACTCGGCCTCGACGGCACTGCGTTGTGCGCGGGTTCTGTCGATGACATCCTGCTGTCTGGCAAGAATCGCATCGCGTCGCTCGGCCGCTCCTTGTGCCGTCGGGTTTGCGTTGAACTCGTCAATGGCGCTCTGGATCGCGTTGTTTGCGTTATCAATTTGCTGCGAGAGCGTGTCGATGATCACGCCGAGTTCTCTGGCACCCGGAACGCCAGATTCAATGGATTGCGTGACTTCGTTCTGAGCCGCTTCAAAATCACGAGCGGCCGTATTGACTGACTCGATGTATCCCCTTAGAGCATCATCAAACGCCGAGTCGTTGAATCGTGCGCGCAACTCCTCCAGTCTGGCTCTCTCTTCTCTGGCAGCCAGAATGTTGCGGTTGTTTCCGTCAAATGTCGAGACAAGCCCAATATCTTGGCTGGCGATCGGATTGATTTGTTGAATGCGTGCGTCAATTGCCGCACGAATCGCGGCCGTGTTGTTTGGGTCTATGGCCCCAGCGGCCCTTGCCGCGTCTGCACCAATCCTCGGTGTTGTCTGTCCACTATTTACAATTTGGTTAACGCCGAACGAGGCGATGGTCCCAATCGTGTCGAGGACGACGCCTTGCAAAAGAGATGCTGTTGACTGAAAACCCCTGAAGCCGATGGAGTTCGCGACTTCTGTTCGTGTTGGCGTCGGCCGATTCGGCAGTTCCTGCCGCAGTCGCCGACGCTCGTCCTGAAGTCCGCCGATCTGGTCGCGGAGCGCGGCGGCCTGCCCGGCGTCGGTCACGTCTCTGAGGCGACGATTCAGGCTATTGATCTGGCCGTCAATTTCGCGTCCGCGAGGGTTTGCGGACACAAGCCGCTCTTCACGGGCGTCTCGCTGCACCTTGATCAGCGACTCAAGGTCGCGGGTGAGTTGCCTCGCCTCCTTTGCCGCCGACGAAAACCCGCGGGTCGTGATCGCGTCGGCGAGGTTGGAAAACGACTGCGCTAGTTGGTCGGCAAGGCTTTTTTGGCGTTCTAGGGCATCGTTGAGCGCCTTGGTCTGGTCTTCCGCTGCCTGACCGCTGTTGATGAACCTGACTATTCCAGCGATTGCCTGAGCGCCAACAGAAACACCGAGAGCAACGAAAAGCCCGCTCGTGCCTCCGACGATGAAGCCGAGTTGCGTCAGGTTGTTTCCGATCGCACGAATCCTCTGCTCGAACCCTCCCGTGACGCTAAAGAAGTCATCGACGGCGAACGCGGCCTGCTGAAGACCGAGGCTAAATCTGTCAATGCCGCCTCTGGCAATGTCGCCGGACCTGTTGAGGTCACCGAGTATTCTCCCCTGAGAGCCGCCGCCGGCGGCCGACAGGGTCGCCGCCAACTCGCGCCTCAGTGCGGCCAGTTCGGCGCGACCGCTTTCGGTATCGATTGTCCCGGCGTCGAACAGTCTCTGGGCAACCTGTCTGAAATTCTCCAAAGCCTGCAAAGTTGGCCCGCGGGCCTCGGCCGCGAGGCGGGAAAGCCTTTGCTGGACAAACTCGATCTGCCCTCCAGCCGCACGGAGGGACTGCTGATCCACTCCGAGGCCGAGTCCGGCGATGCCTTCTCCGCCGAACTGGCCGAGGAATTGCTGGCCGAGGCTTGCGCGTGTGTTGAGCGCGGCGGTAACGGCGGCGATCTGCCGCTGGAGTTCGCGTGCCTGCTCGGCCGTGAACGCCACACCCTGTCTTGCCAGAAGCCTGAAGCGATTGTTGAGGTTGTCGACGCCGGGTCCGAGGGTCGCTCCGATGTCGGGCAGTTCCCTGAGACGACGACGAACAACGTCGATCTCGCCTCCGAGGTTCTGGAGTATGCGGTTGCGGGCACGATTTTGACCCACATCGGTCCTGCTGCCGGCTGCCGCCGTAAGTTCTTCTTCACGCCTCCTTCTGGCCGTTTCCTCTGCTGTACGGCTGCGCTCAACGCGGGAGGCTGGGTTCTGGTCGTCAAGGATTTCAGCAAGCCGCAGTGCCGCTTGCTCCCTCGCGATGAGAGAGTCTATTTCCTGCTGCTGCCTGCGTGCAGCGTCTGTCGCAAGTTGCTGCTCAAGCCGAAGCGCCCTCTGCTCCCTCGCGATGAGCGCATCTGTTTCCGCTCTGGCAGCCTGCTCGGCCGACGCCGCCAACTGCTCGGCCAACCTCTTCTGCGCCTGCTCCCTTGCGATGAGCGCGTCTGTTTCTATCCTCACCCTGCGATCAGTATCGGCTGCCAGTTGCTCAGATAACCTTTTCTGCGCCTGCTCTCGCGCGATGAGAGCATCCGTCTCCGCTCTGGAAGCCTGCTCGGCTGCCGCTGCCAACTGCTCCGCCAGCCGCTTCTGCGCCTGCTCCCTTGCGATGAGGGCGTCCGTCTCTGCCTTAACCCTGCGGTCGGTATCGGCTGCCAGTTGTTCAGACAATCTCTTCTGTGCCTGCTCCCTCGCGATGAGCGCATCTGTTTCCGCTCTGGCAGCCTGCTCGGCCGACGCCGCCAACTGCTCGGCCAACCTCTTCTGCGCCTGCTCCCTTGCGATGAGCGCGTCTGTTTCTACCCTCACCCTGCGATCAGTATCGGCTGCCAGTTGCTCAGATAACCTTTTCTGCGCCTGCTCTCGCGAGATGAGCGCATCCGTCTCCGCCTTGACCCTGCGATCCGTATCGGCGGCCAATTGTTCAGACAATCTCTTCTGTGCCTGCTCGCGAGCGATGAGCGCATCTGTCTCCGCTTTGGCGGCCTGCTCGGCTGCCGCCGCCAACTGCTCCGCCAGACGCTTCTGCGACTGCTCCCTTGCGATGAGCGCGTCCGTTTCTGCTTTGGCAGTCCGCTCGGCCGCTGCTGCCAACTGCTCTGCCAGCCGCTTCTGCGCCTGCTCCCTTGCGATGAGCGCGTCTGTTTCTGCCTTGACCCTGCGGTCGGTGTCGGCTGCCAGTTGCTCAGACAGCCTCTTCTGTGCCTGCTCCCTCGCGATGAGCGAGTCTGTCTCGACCTGTTCGCCGGGGCCGAAACTTTCTCGCAACTCTTTCGACTTTGCGATAACTCGGTCCAGCGCTTGCTCTGCACCGCGAGTGTCGAGTCCGAGCAACTGACGCCTCTCGACTGACGCTTGATACCTCGCGATCTCTTGACGCAGCCTTGCCAGTTCCTCAATGCGGTTTCTGATCGATGGGTCTTCTCGAGCGGCTGCCGGTAGCGAAGCGACGCGGCCTGCTACGCCGCCTGATGCGATCAACTCTTCCTGCACACGCGGAGCACGGAATGCCAGTTCCTGCCCCGTGGCGCCTGTGTTAGCAAGACGCTGTGCCTCGGTCAGCCGCTCAATAGCCTGCGTCGTCTGCTCAACTCGCTGTCGGACGCCATCAAATCTCCGCTCGGAAACCGTGCCGCCCTGCTCAATCGCGTCCCGAAGCCCGAAGACGCCCTTCTGGGCTCTCTCAAGTGCTGGACCGAAGGCAATCTGAAGTTCTGCACTGAGCGCTTGATACTGCTTGGTGGCTGCTGCCGCTGGATTCGCCAACTGCTCGGCGACGCTAACCAACTGCCTTTCGGCCGTGACTGCTCGTTCAAGTTGGTCGGCCCCGACGACACTGATGAGCGCCTGCACGCGCTTTTCGCCGCCAAGCCGCTCGTAGGCCGCGATGGCCGCGTCGTACTCGGCGCTTTTCTGCACGCGCTGCCGAACAGTAACGGTCGTGTCCTCTGGCAGCGTGTCGAGTTGGGCACGCGCCTCGCGGAGTCCTTGCAGGCCGACTCTCGCCACGATCTCGTAGGAATCTTGGCTGATCGACTGGAGTGTCTGCTTCAGTTCCGTAATGTTTCGCAGACCGCTGGCGCGGACGGCGAAGTCGATGTCCCTCTGCTGCTCGAGACGAGAGACGAGCGCGGACAGTTCGCGGACGTTGTTGATCGCGACGTCCACGCCGCGAAACCGGAGCCGGGCGCCGGCAGCGTTCTGGATGGCCCGCTCAAAACGCTGGAGCGGAGTCAGGATCGCGTCAATCGACTTCGACGCATCGCGTGATGCCCGATTCAGGTCGTTCTGAATCGTTCTGGCGAACGCCGCCGTCCTCTTCGCCGAGTCGTCCAGTTTGCGGACGTAGTCCCCGGTGTTCGCCGAGACGATCGCGGAGATTTTGCCTAGGTAGCCTCTTGCCATCTGACGACCCCTACGGCTTCTTGCTTATCGTGTCGGCGGACGCGGCTACTTCTCTCGCCGCTTCGTTCATCGCGGTGACGTACTGCGCCGCGCTCACGGTGCAGGAGGCGGCGATCTTGCCGATGTAGTTCGCCATCTCACGATCCTTGCGGCGGGCCGAACAACTTGGACAACTCCGCGATCATCTGCTCGTTGGACTGCGGCTTCTTCCGTGACGCCGGGATGAACACGTCCTCGTCGGGGATGCGCTTGTAGTTCCCGCTCGCGGCCATGATCGTCCGGCAGATGCGTGCCGTCTGAAGCCACGGATTCGGGAGCGGGTATATCTGGTCAAACGCAGCCCACTCGGAGAGTTCCTCGCTGTCGACGGTGTTCAGGAGTTCCTTGACGCTGCGGCCGAGCGCCAGAGCCAGCCTCAAGTAGAAGAGGCGTTCTGGGCGCTCGGCGAATCGTTTCCCAGCGCCTCCACGGCGGCCGGCGTGAAGGCGTTGAACTCCCACGCGACGTCGAACAGGCGGTTGATCACCGCGCTCGACTTCTTGTTGAGAGCCTCCACCTCGTCGTTCGTGAAGAGGCGGTCGCCGTCTGAGTTGCAGATGGTCAGCACGAGGAACCTCGTGCGAAACGACTCCATCTTCTTGTCGGCGAACGCCTGCTCGAACACGTCGCGATCGGCACCGCTGATGACGCGGACGCAGACGCTGCCACCCCACTCGGCGACCTCGACCTCCTTGGTCTTGATGTCCTTCGCTTCAAGGATCGCCTTCTTCGACAGGATCACGGATAACCTCCTACACCGTGGAATCGGTCATACGGAACTTCAACTGGCCGCGAACCACGTCGGCCGTCTGTGCTGTGACACTCGCGCTCTCGAGGATCGCCCGCCGGCTGACCGAGTAGGCCGAACTGGTGAACGCGAGGATGCCGTTGGTTCCGATCAGCGTCTGCGGGTCGGTGCCGCCGGCGTAGAGGAAATCCACCGTCACCGCGCCGCCCGTGATCGCTCCGGTCGCGACCTGCACCGTGTACCCCGTCGCGTCGCCGACGCCGGTCATGTCCACGATCTCGGCGACGGGCGTCTCCACCTGCACGCTGGTCACCGTCGCGGCGATGCCGTTGAAGGTGAAGGTCGCGTTGTAGGGCACGCCGATCGGCACGGTCAGACCTGCACGCGGAAGGAGGCGCTCCCTCGCACCAAGTCACCAGCGGACGCGGTGACCTGCACCGACACGCACGTCGCAACGGCGCCCGTGAAGGAGAATGCTCCGGCGATTGAGATCGCCCCGGTCGCCCCGATGGCCGGCGGCGTGCCGGAGATGAACTCCACCTCGACGTTCGGCCGCTCGTCCGATGTGCGGTGCGTGATGTACGTCGGCTCGAAGTCGTCGCGGCCAAGGCCCATGTGCGGGGCCGAGACCGTCGCACGCTCGGAGCCGCCGCCGTATCGCACGCTCGTGGCTGCGAACGTGGCGGCTGCGAACGTGAACGTCGTGCCTTGGGACGATCGGCCCGCCATCGCTTACGCGACGCGGAACGTCGCACTCCCAGAGACGAGGGCGCCGACCGACCCGCCGAGCGACGCGGACGCACAGGTCGCGTTGCCGCTGAAGTTGATCGGCCCAGTGATCGACAGGGCGCCAGACGCACCGGCGGTGAGAATGTTCGTGGAGATGTAGTCGACGGTGACCTCGCGGTCGGTCGCGAAACCGCCGACGAACTCTCGCCGCTGGTTCGGGCCGATGCCGAGGTGGCTGCCGTCGATGAGGTCTTGCGTGTCATTGACCTGCACGCTCGTGATCGTGAGGGTCGTACCCCCGAACGAGAACGTGAGTCCCTGTGCGGAAATACCAGCCATTGTTGCGCCTCCTTGCGCCGATAGTTGTCTTTTTCAGTGGTCTAAGACCGCGACTCCTGCCACCGGCATTGCCACAACTGCCTGACCTCATAGGCCGGTGGCAATTGCGCTCCGACGGTGGTGGGGTCGAGGAAGTCGTCGGTCTCCGACACCAACCTCATATCTTCAATTGTAACCCCCGCGAGCGTGCCAGTTCGGCCGTCCAGCGCAAGCCGGACGTCGTCCGCCAACTCCCTCGCGACGTCGTGGGTGAGCGCCCACGAGGCGATTTGGATGCTCATCAGCGGCAGGTACATTGGCCCCGTCAGCGTCGACTCGCGGGCAACATTTGCTCTCTTGTAGACAAGGAACGGGAAGTCGGTCTTCGGCACCGCCACGGCGTAGATGCGGAATCCGACCCGCCGGGCCACGGCCGGGTTGCCGGCGAGGACTTGGTAGACGTGCTTTTCAGGCTGGAGGAGCATGGTCAGCCGCCGCGGACGGCGATCTCCGATTGAAGCCGGGACCGCAAGATCGACAGCGCCTCGCTGCCGTGCTGGTTGATGGCGTTTTCCATGAGGTTCTGCGGCTTCATCCCCGCGAGTGTCTCGCCGGGAGCGAGCACGATGGGGTGCTGCGGCCTGCCATCGCCTCCGGGGCCGGGGCCGGCAAAGTCCCTCGAGTACCCCGGCCGCCCGCCCGCGTTGACTCTTTCGTCGAGGCTTCCCATCAGGAAGTAATAGCCTCGCGGCATGGTCGCAAACTGCGAATTGTTGAACGACCCGGACCTGCGGAATCGCTTGTTGATCAGTTGGTGGACGTTGATGTAAGTCCGCCGGCCTCGGCTGCCCGGTTTTCTCGCTTTGGTCCCGAACTCGATGAGCCATGCGTGATTTCCACTCTCCACGCCGGGGCGGCTGCCGACTGGTCCGGTCTGGCGGGGGCCGACGACGGCGACCGCGGCTGGGCCGTTGTCTCCGGCGTATGTCTTGGTCTTCGCATCGACCGACTTGTACAGGTTCCCGGTCGCCTCGCGGGCCTGTGCGGCCGAGGCGTAGGCGTCACTGATTGGCTTGCTCGCCTCGCGGACGGCCTTCTTCAGAATCTGCTCGCTGCTGGCGGCCTGCACCAGTTCGTTCAGTCGCCTGACTAAGTCCCTCGCGCCGGCGGTTTTGACGGTGACGAACTGGTTTGCTCGATCGAGGCCGGTTCCGCCTCCATCGAGTTCCTGCGGCGACCCGATCCCCTGAACAATCGCCATCACTGCACCTCTCTGGCGAGCATCTCGAGGTACGTGCGGTTCCCGCGTTCCGTCACGCTCGCTAGTTCCATTGTCCTGCCCCTCCAGACCACGCGGTGGAGGTGCGTGACATCCTCGCGATACCGGATGCGGATGCGGTGGGTGGCGATCACGTTGGCCTGCTGGGCTTGCAGGACATCCCGGCTCGAAAGCCCCTCAACCTGCGCCCAGAACGTCCCGACGGTCGTCTCCCACGAGAACGTCGACTCGCCCGAGAAACTCCGCGTCTCTGTCGGGGCGAGGACCGTGACCCGCTCGGTGTACTTGCCGATGTCGATCACGACACGCTCCCGTTCCCGAGGAGCACGATGTCGTAGGAGCCGCCGTTGGTCCCGGTCACCGTCACGCCGGAGGCCGACATACCCGTCGCCGACGGGTCGGACTGAACCGCCACGGCGCCGGCCGCCACGGTCAGGCCGGAGGCCGGGAACGGCGCCCCGGCGAACGCGAGGCTCGACGCCCCCTTGTTTCGCACGTAGTAGAGTTTCACGGCCGTGAGCGTCACGGTGACCGTGGCCCCGTCACGGACGTCCGAGAGCGTTGCCAGCGAGAACGTCTGCGACGCCCCCGAGAGCGTCTTCGTGGCACTCCACGCCAGTTGGGCTTGGTTGCCCGCCGTGCCATTCGTCAGCGTCTGGGCGTAGGACGCCGGCGTCACCCGCAGCGACGAGGACAGGTCCGTCGCCGAGGTCTCGTGGGCCAGTACCGACAGGCTGATCTGTGCCGAGAATGCCATCGCTCACGTCCCCATCGCATAGAACTCGTACCGTTCGGAAGGCACGCCGCCAACCCGGAGGATCGATCCCCCGACGGTCGTTCCGAACCCGTCCGAGTTCGGGCACGACAAAAGCCACGCCCCCAGCGGCCGGATCGGAAACCCGCGAAGCGTCAGGCTCCCGAGGTTGACCATCGGCGAGAAGTTCCACGACGTCACGTCCTGCCGGAAGATCGAGAACTGCGTGCCGTTCCAGCCGGCCGACAGGCCGATCGCCGACGTCTCCGAGAGGTTCTTGACGAAGAGCAACTTCACGACCGAGAGACCGCCGGTGGCGAAGTTGATCTCGTCGTAGCCGATCGCGCCGAACGTCCGCCGCTCCGCGTACACGAGGTCGCAGTCGCCGGCGTCCACGCCGATCGAGATCGGCTTCACCTCGACACCCGTCGCCAGCCCGCTCTGCGTCGTGCGACGGGCATCGACGCTTGCGCGAATCTGGGCGGTGAGGGTCATCGGTAGCCGGCCCACCCGGAGGCCGCCAAGAGCGTGTCGAACGTCTGCGGCACCGGCAGCACCTGCGAGTAGCCAGTGACCACGGGCTGCCGCATCTCGAACCAGTGTGCGACCAAGAGCGCGATCGCCTGCCGGAGGATCGGCGGCGTCGAGGCACCGGAGGAGCCGTAGCCGGCCGTCCACTGCACGACCACGCTGTTCTCGTCGCCTCGCACCGCCGGCCAGACGCCGTTGTAGTTGGGGTAGATGCGGCCCGGCGTCGTGTAGCGATCCACCTGAAAGTCGCCGGCGGCGCTCGAGAGCGAAAGGTTCTGCCCTGCCTCGTTGCGGTAGGTGACCGTCACGGTCTCCGGCTGCATCGGCGGGCGGGGCAGAATGAGTTCCCAGATCGGGAACACGTCATAGCGGGCCTGCCAGACCTGCGTGATGACGCTGATGTCGAGGATGTCCTCGACGTACTGCCTCGCGGCCGTGATGTACGTCTGGACGAGAGCGTCGGAGGTGTCGTCGTCGATGCGGCACTGCGCCTTCGCCTCGGCGAGGCTCAACGGCTCGACCACGGGCGGCGTGGCTTGATACAGGCTCCGGTACGGCGTGATGCCGATCGTCGGTGACCTTGGCTCGCCGTAGACGATGGTGACGTTCATTTCTTCGGCTTCCTGCGGTGCTGCTCGACGGCCCGCTCGAGCGGCGGATCGGTCGCGTCCGCGGTCTCAACCTCTGGCGGAGCCGGCCGGACCTCCTCGATCAGGCCGCGGGCGGCTAGGACGCGGGCCATCCCGTCGCCCCAGTCGAACTCTTGGCCTTCCTTGTAGTTGGCGAAGTTCTTCTTGATCCGCACTCTCATGCCACGAATCCCCACGCGCCCTCCGGCGCCTGCTGACCGCTGTTCCAATACTCGGTCGTGTGCTGCTGAATCTTGCCGCCCTCGGTGGTGCGACTGGGCCATGTGATCATCAGTTCGGCGTGGCCAACGCTGACGTGCGTCGCGATGCCCAGCGTGTTGCCGGCGGACTCCCACGCGCGCCAGAATGCGATGTCCTCATCGACGTGGCCGCCGGTGAACTCGCCCTGCTCGTTGGCCTTCGCCAAGAACCACGGTTTCGGCGTCTTCTTGAGCGCCGAGCACCGCAGGAACGTGCAGCCGAAGTGCGCCGTCGCGACCCGCTGGACGGGCTTCTTGAACCAGTCCTCGTCGACCGTCGTCTGCTGCTCCGGCGTGACGCCCGGCAGGGCGAACATCACCGCGTTCGCCTCCCGCTTCGTCTGGAGCGGGGCGATCGCGTCCACTCCCGAGTGCATCAGGAGTGCGAGCAGCGCTTCGATCGTCTTCGACGTGAAGATCGTGTCGTAGTCGAACGTCAGGATCACGTCGTGGTTGTCCACGACGGTTTCCATCGAACGCTGGAGGCATTGCCCCCAGAACGCCCCGGTGTACTTGATCGGAGAAATGCGATGCGGCGCGAGAGCCTGCGCGACGCAGAAGAAGTTGTCCGTGAAGCCGAGGCGTGGCGTGCTCATCAGAGCAGCCACTTTGACCTCGGCTTCCACGTTGCCGATACGCAGTAGCATGGAGTGCTCCTTGGAAGGAGCGGGGGCGCCTCCATGCGCCTGCTCGGCCGTCATGGCCGTCCCGCTGTACGGGAATCAGCCCTTGACCCACTTGGCGACGTTGACCTCGGTCTCGGTCGACGGGAACTCCTCGCCTCGCGACAGGAGCGCCACGACGCTGACCGCAGCGGTCACGTCGGGGGTCACCGTCACGCGGAGGTACCGCTTCCGAGCCTTGCAGTCGACGTCCATCTTGACGATGGAGCCGACCGAGGTGCTCACCGCCGACATCGTGAAGCCGCTCGCGCCGTCCTTCACGAAGGCCGCGACGTCGCCGTAGGACGAGTTGTCGTCGGACTCTTCGATCTTCAGGACGCTGGCGAACGCCGTGCCGGCGGAGGGCGCCTTCGACACGACCACGGAGGCGTAGTCGTAGTTCCGGCGGTCGACGACCATCGTGGTGGTGGCGGTCGAGCCGACGGTGACCGGGCCGCTCGTGTGGCCGA